GGAAGAGAAAGCAACCGCGATACCGTGAGTAGTGGCGAGCGAAAGCGGAATAGGCTAAACCGATCATGTGTGATAGCTGTCAGGCGTTGCATGGTCGGGGTCGTGGGACTTTTCAGTTGGTTCTGACAAGCCAGCATGGAGTCAAAAACTCGTGTCATAGTCGAAGGACATTGAAAGGTCCGGCAAAGAGGGTGCGACCCCCGTAGACGAAATGACGCGAACTCCAGAGAAGTATCCCAAGTAGCACGGGGCACGAGAAATCCCGTGTGAATCCGGCGGGACCACCCGCTAAGCCTAAATATTCCCTGGTGACCGATAGCGGACAAGTACCGTGATTGAAGCAGTACAAGCACAGTACGAAAGAAGTAGAGCCGCAAGCGGCAGCAAATTTGCCTCGCAGGAGGAACGGATGAAAAAGTATTTCACGACAGTAATACCCAAAGGGTCTTCTAGTCAGGAAAAACGTATCAGGATTCTACCTACTAGTGATGGTTCATCACCGTTTGTAGAAGTTTATTTCCACGAAGTTCAGGTGGATGGAAAATGGGTTAAACTCTATGACCCCAGACAAGAAGGTAAACGATCACCATTAAATGAAGTAAAAGAAAGTCTCGAAGCGACAGGATTAGATTCTGACAAAGAGTTATCAAAAACTTATCGTGCACGTAAGTTTTATATCGTTAAAGTTATTGATCGAGAAAATGAACAAGACGGACCTAAGTTTTGGAGATTTAAACACAACTCCAAAGGTGAAGGTATTTTTGATAAGATTTTTCCTATTTTTAAAAATAGGGGTGATATTACCGACATAACAAAGGGTAGGGATATAACTCTCTCGTTATCACTCACGAAGTCTGCAACAGGAAGAGAATATACTCAAGTTAGTTCAATTCTTCCTGAAGATCCGAGTCCGTTAAGTACGGATGCGGAACAGCTTAATGCGTGGGTTACGGATACACTTGTGTGGTCGGATGTTTATTCAAAGAAACCAGAGGAATATCTTGAAATGGTTGCTAATGGAGAAACACCAAAATGGGATAGTACTCTTAATAAGTGGATATCTTCAGTACATTCCGAATCAACAATTAGTGATGATGAAGAAATTGATGATCCTCAAATAGATGAAGAACCATCCGACGTTGACGATCTACCATTTTAATTAACATTTGTAGAATCTTCCCGTTTCAATATTGGGGCGGGAAGATTTTTTTAACTAAAAAAACATGGCGATTAAAAAAGTTGATTTTTCTGCAATAAAAAAAGAGTTTTCACAGGTTGCGGCTTATAAACCTGAAAGATATTTTGATTTAGGGGATGCTTTTACGGATGCTTGTGGTCTTCCCGGACCGGCAATGGGACATTTAAATATGTTTCTTGGACATACTGATACAGGTAAAACTACAGCATTGATAAAAACAGCAATTGATGCTCAGAGAAAAGGGATATTACCTGTTTTTGTTATTACAGAACAGAAATGGGGTTTTGAACACGCTAAACTTATGGGTCTTGAGTGTGAAAAAACCATTAATTCAGAAACAAATGAAACAACATGGGATGGGTTTTTTCTATTCAACAACCATTTTGAATATATCGAACAAATTTAGGATTACATTAATGACTTACTGGACGCACAAGATAAAGGTAAAATACCATATGATCTTTGTTTTTTATGGGATTCTATTGGCTCTGTTCCATGTAAAATGACTTGGGAAGGTAAAGGTGGAAAACAACATAATGCGTCTGTTTTGTCAGACAAAATAGGCATGGGATTAAACCAGAGGATAACTGGTTCACGTAGAATTGATAAAAAGCACACTAACACTATGGTTGTGTGTAATCAGCCTTGGGTAGAATTACCAGACAACCCATTTGGTCAGCCGAGAATTAAGGCTAAAGGTGGTGAAGCAGTTTGGCTTAATTCAAGTTTGGTTTTTTTATTTGGTAACCAAAAAAATGGTGGTATTACAAAAATTTCTATAACTAAAGGTGGAAGAACAATTAAAATTGC